CGAGCCTTACACGCCTCTGTGATCGCCTTGTCGATGGCCTCCCGTCGTTGTCGCTCCTCCAGTTCCTTCTGTGCGCGCTGCGCTTCAGCAAACTGGCGGGTCAACTCATCCAGACTCTTAGTCCCAAGGCTTTCTGCCAGTGACTTTGAATCGGTCAATCCCAACTGCTTCATCAGGCTCTCCCGCAATTCCGGTTTCTCCTGTAGAAGCTTCAATAATTCTTCCAGAGTCATATTCCCCTTCTCCCTTGGCTTTGCCGCCTGTTGGCTTTCAGTGACCCAACCGTTTGGATCACTCGGCTGCGCCACCATATCAAAGCCCGCTATAGTCAATTCACTAACCTTCTGGACCTTCTCACCCTGCATCTCCGTCATGGTGTAAGATCCATAACCACGCATCGAAACGCCTACAGGCACTCCATTCTCTACAAGTGCTTGCAAATCCTTGCCCTTCTGTGTTGGAAGGATGACGCCCTCTAGCAGCACCTTACCGCCTGCGTCGAGAGATGACGCCTCCCATTTCACAACCGTCTCAAGAATATTTGCTCGCCCGCTCTTGTCCCCTGGATGCTCTGCTTCCCCAGTTGCAATCAAACGCCCCTGGCCAGCGCTCTCACGTAAGTTACCATTGAGTTTGGCAACCGCCTCCGCCAATACCTGGCGTGGATAAAATCGTTTGTTGCCATTTACTACATCCGCCGTAATCCCAACCGCCCGAATACGCCGTAATCCGCCCACCGATTCCACCAGCGTCACCGATTGTGTCAACGTCTCGCTGAATCGCCGAGGCTCCCCCTTCGCGCTCTCCTGCATCTTCGGCTCATACAACTGGATCTCTTTCACCGCCACCGGCGTCCCAAACTGATACATCCCATCACCACTCACCGTGTACGGAATCTCCCAAACCGTGCGCTCAAAATCCCCGTTGTCGTTCATCCACGAAACCGCAATCAACCGATCACCAAAGGTCCAAATCACCTTCATATCCTGACCAGGCTTGCTCGGCCACTCATTCAGCGCACATTCCAGCGCCGCCCGCATCGCCTCTTGACTCTGGTCACTACGCAGCGCCTCATTCAACCCAAAATAGCGCAGTATCCTCGCAATCTCTTCAACTGATAATTCCATCTTATCCCCCTATGGTTATCCACCCCGTCACAGTCCCCTCCCTTTTGGGGAGGGCTAGGGTGGGGCCGTCTTACCGCAATCTTCCCGCCGCCGCCCCCGCCGAATCTGTGTTCAGCCAAAAATCTAACGTATCCGCTATCCGCATCGCTGGCCAACGCTCCGCCACATTCCTCGTCCCCAGCCAACCAGCGTAATCGTCAAGGAAATCATTCTCGCCCCGCATCCACGCCCGGGCCTGCTCAACAAAGGCACTCGAATCCATCACCACATCCTCATACCTACACAAACAATTTGGATGCGCCGGCAACAACTCAGCGTCCTTAGGATGTGGATTCTGCCCCACCAACTCATCACAAATATCAATCTTTGGATGCGTAGGGCTCAGCACCACATTCCGCTTCAACACCCACGGCGCATGTCGTGCAATCTCCGTCGCCACCGCATGGTGAGCATACTGCAACTCCGTCCTCGCCAATCGTAGAGCGTTGTAGGATATCCCCTCCCTGCGCTGTGCTGGGTCCCGTAACAACCCATCTGTGCTCCGTGCCCGCTGCCTCGCATCCATCCGATAAAGCCGATCCTCCGTCCACCGTGGCAGATCCCGATCTGCACCCAACTGCGCCTCAATCCGCCTCGCCAAATCCGCTGCGTTCGTCCGCTCCACAAATGCACTACTCAGCAACGCCCGCAGATCATTCAACCCACCATTCTCCAGCCGCCAAATCCGCTGACTCAGATTCAACCTATCCGAGTACACCCGCTGCCTCGCCGCTGCCAGAGCTTCGTCTCGCCGCTGTGCCCACAAGCGCATCATCGACTCTAGCTCTGCTTGACTCAAACTCTCCTGCAACTGCACCCGCGGCAGATACGCATTGTGCTGCGTCCACAAAACCCCAAACGGAATGCTCCCCGCCTGCACCAGCGACCTATCGAAGATCTTCCCCCACTGATCAAGCGCCCGCTTCCACCGCTCACCCAATTGCAGGCTCAGCCCCATCGCCTGCGCCTCGATCACAAATCCTTCGCTGTCCGCCGCCCCCCGCACCTGGCTCACCAGCCACTCCTGCACCGGCCACACCGCACTATGAAACTCCGCATTGACCTGCAAGATCAACCGAAACAACGCCCTCTGTGACTGCCTATGCGCATTCCTCAGCGTAATCGCCGCCATAATCCTTCCCGTGACTGTCCCCTCCCTTTTGGGGAGGGCTAGGGTGGGGCTATTACTCCGCCGCCCCTGCAATCCTGCCCAACTCACCTTCCATCGACAACTCCGCCAGCGCATCAATCTCACTCTGCGCATCAAATTCAGGCCAAAACCGACTAAACAGCCGAATCAACGTCTCATCCCGAAATAGCGCCGTCGCCCGCAGCGCACCCAACGCCTTGGCCACATCCGTCAATAGTGGTGCCGTCATCGCCTGCGGTGCCGTCCACTCGCAATGCCAGCTCAACCCCTCTGGCCAAATCCCTGCCAGCAACCACGCCCGCTCGATCAACGGTGCCACCATCTCATCCGCCACCCAGCCACTCAATATTTCCTTGGTCGCATCGTATTGTTTCTTCTGCTCGTCCAGCACATCCCGGTTCAAATCCTGCCCATACCCCAACAGGCTCATCGGCACCGGACTCGCCACCCAAAACGTCCGCAAGTGATGCATCACATCATCAATCTCACTCAGATGCGCATCCCCCTGAATCGCCTGGATGCTCGTTCGTTGATTGCTGAAAAAGTCCGCCACCGCTGCAAATGGATCCTGAAGCGCCGCCTTGTTGCGTGCCTTATACGTCTCCACATCCCCCTCGTTGGCCCCCTCCAGCGCATGGACGTATTTCATCCCCGCCCTGGTTTTGCGCCGGATCGCAATGTCCAACTCACCCTCAGTCGTCCGTTTGTATGCCCTCCTGGCCGATGCAAACATAGGCCGCCCATAGCGCCGATTCTCATCAAAATTCCACCGCGCATGAATCATCTGCCACTCAGCGAACCATGTCGCTTCTGCTGGCACCGCCATCGCCGACCACAGCACATCCGTCCAGTAAAACGCCTTCGTCACATCAAAGAACTGATCAAAGTCATCACTCCACCGGTGCAACTCCAACGCAGGCTTCCGGCTCACACTCGCAATCTCATTCCGAGCGTTCACCACCAACTCCAAAAACGTATCCCCGTCCCGCATCGAGGAAAGTATCCAGCCCCCTGCCCGCTTAAAGAACCTCACCCGGTTCAACGTCTCCAACGCAATCGCCTTCGCCTCATCTGCCCGAGGACCATCCACCACCAACTCAAAACCATTGCGCATCACATCCCGAGCCACCGCCGCCAAGATGCCCTCGACCCGCGGGTCATCCTCCACCATCCGCTGGCAATCGGTCACAATCGCCCGCCTAGTATTCTCCACCTCGAAGCGCGCAAAAGCCGCCGTAGGCCGTGGCGGAGGCTCCATCAGCGTCGTTTGCAATGTGGGCTGGGTTGTTGGGCTGGATGTAATTGGAGAGCGCCGGAATAGCGCCGTAATGCGGTCGAGTAACGCCATATTTCTGACCAATAAAAAAAGCCCCGATCACCGAGGCTCACTGTCGGCGTTCGAGGCTGGGACTCATAAAGAGTGCAAGCAACTATTCAACTGTAAAGCAAAAAATAAATCAGATACCCAATTCTACCGCCCTGCGTATCTGCATTTCATAAGCGATCTGCTCGCCTACGAGTCTAGCCGGAGCAGTATAGATATCATCAACATTCTTCAGCGACTCCACCCAGTCGATCACATCATCAATTTTATTCCCACGCATCACCATCAACTTGGCATTCGCAGTAATCATACTGATTGTGTCACTGTAAGCCATTTTTGTGCAACAGATGGACAAAGCATATGACTTATCGGCGATCAAATCTCGCAACTCATTAAATGACGACTCGTCATCAATGAACGCCCGCAAATACTCTATAGCAAGATTAGGATCCGGCACGTTGATAAGAATCATAATTTCTTCAGGCGATAATAAAAGCTTATCAGCCTATCCGTCCCGTCACTGTTCCCCGTTGGCTGAGCTTGTCGAAGCCAGGGTGGGGCCGTCCTACCTCAAACTCACCACCTGCCCCAAATACTTCTTCCGCAAATGGTCCACCTTCCCGCCCGCCCGCTGTACCTTTGCCATCAACTTGCGCAACTTCACACCCTCCGCACTCACATGCGCCACCTCATACCGCTTCAGGCAGTGCGGACACATAAAATACATCACCTCACCACCATCCTCCCCCGCCTGCGCCTTCACCTCAATCGTAAACTCCTGCGTACATTCATCGCAGCGCACCGGCTTCGGCTTAATTGTGGTTGTGGTTGCGTCCATTTGCATATCCTGATTCTATCACACTATATCCCTTACGTCTACTGTCAGTTAACTGATATCGCTTCTCAATCCACGACACCACCAACAACAACGCCCGCCGTATCACAATCATAAACTCCCGCATCTCATCCTCTGTCTGCACACCCACCTTCCTCCGCCCTGTAAGGGCCATCTACGTCACCCCACGGGCATCGCCCTGGGTTCAACCAAACATCCTCTCCACCACCTCTCTCCCCACCACCAGACTCGTCACCACCGGAGCCGTCACCCGAAACAACCGATCCGATGCCGCTGCCAAACAAAACCCATCCCCATCATCTGGCGACCGTGGCAGATCCCGATCTGC